TGTTCAATAACTGTTCCATCAGCAAGTTCTATTCTGCCCGGATCTACTCTCTTAGATGCCTTCTTTAATAGGTTTAATTTAGCAAAATCTTCTATTAAATATTCAAATTCTGCTCTAGTTCTGCCGTAATCAGCAGCAACTAGCCAATAGACACTGCCTGAAGCAGCATCAGGGTCTTCTACAATCTTGGACATTATCTTCTCAAACATATACATAGCACCAAGATTGGACTTACCTGCTCTCACGCCACCGGCAACCAGTTTGAATCTTGCATCATCATTGAGTATCTCAAGCTGTGCAGCCGTAGGCTTGTAACCTATGGCTCCGAATAGTGCATCACGTTGTTCATGTATCATGAGACACATTTTAGCATAAAATTTACAGGAGGTAGTACCACATACACAGACCAGCAAGCGACCACAAGAACCACCCCCCCTGCCACCATGTGCCGTGTAGCTATTATACACGACACGCATCCACCACCACCACCACCCATCCACCACCACCCATCCACCCCACCACACGCATTTTTTTTTCCGAAACCGAATCATACGCACCTCTCAGAGGCTCTCAGGGGCTCATAGACGGGCTTTTGGGGCTTTGGGGGTATCATGCCTCATTGTGCCTTACGTTCCCATTCGTTCCCATTTTGTTATTTAGAATGCTTTTGAGAATGTCCCTGTCCAGTTTGGAATGATTCTGAAAAATTCGGAATTTTGTCCTATCTGAGTTTAGAATGTGTTACGGCGTTTTATACAGCGTTACGCCGTGTCCTCTATTGGCTTTTTATCTTCTGAAATTGGCACATTTATGTTAATTAAAGCTTGAATTAGGGCGTTTGCTTGGTCATCAATTGTGGTCTGGTTCTTATTGTCACCGTATCGGTCAGGATATTTTTTACTCAACAGCCACTGGCTATTTTTACTTTTAACAGCCTCATTTTCTGCAGTCGTTAATTCCGTTAACTGTAACGCTTCAAACTCAGTAACAGCCTCAGTAACAGTATCATGAAGTTTTAGTGTCAGTTGCTTGTATCGGTCACTAGGATTCTGATTCTTAGTATCTGTAACAGTTACAGTATCTATAGTTTCTGTATCAGTTTCAGTATCTAATGTTACACGGACTTTTTCACCAAAACGGAGCCAACCCATAGCCACAGACTCAGAAACCCCACACCGTCGAATTATGGCACTTGTAGGGTGTAATCCAAGCCGTTCTATATCCTGCTTAATTAACTCAATCTTTTTATTATCTAACTGTATTTTTCTACTCATAGTCATTTACTATTTTATCAGGTTGAAATTATATTTAAATAAATGTGCCACATTATCCCGTTTTAAATTAGTTGTTGACTTATTGATTTATATGGTGTTAAGATGAACGGAGTGGTTGTTGTTTGAGGTTGATAGACCTTCTGGAAATGGGGGGGGAATGAAGTCCCTCTTTTGGTTCCGTACGAGAACGGGTCAGGCGACTGGCTCACAAGAGTAGAATTTGAAAGCTACGATAGGAGGCATCACAAAAGAGGCTCGATAAATGCGACTCTAACCCGAACCATTGAGGCACTGAATTTCCAAAAGGGAAGCTACAACATAGTTGATAAATAGTTTCTGCAGGTAGGTTCAAACTGGGTTGATGTGAACTGGTCACAGAATAAAAGACTGTTGTCCCTTGGGGCATTAGTTGAATACTCATCAATTCGGTTATGGAGGGCGTGGCATTGCCCTGCTGAGATAGTCCGAAGGATTTTTATAACAAGCAATGTGCAACATCTACAAGTTCTGTTGAATGAGAAAAGCAGTCCTAAGTAAATAACTAAAAGTAAAATACAAAGCTACATTATTATTTAATCGTTGAGGTTGTCTGGTCATGTGGTGGTTACTTGTTACAGAAAAAATATTCATCCAAGGGTAAATATTTGATTATGTTTTCAAGTCTAGGTTATTGAAACAAATTACTAAGTGAACAACTGTGAAAGTCAGGAATGAAGCCGAAACTGTGGGTGGTGTATGGTTCCAAGTCGCAAGCCTTGGATTAAATTCAAAGTTTAATAAACCGAAACGAAAGAACCCAAGACAACGCCAAGCAACCCCTCCAAATTGGTTGCTTGGTATCGTCTTAGTAAACAATTAGCAATGGAGGAACCATGGCAGCATGGATAGTTAATAATCACCCAAAACAAATCACTTGGAAACAATACAATTGTTCTCACCCAATAAATGAAATCATTTACGGTTCAGACGATGGAACAGTAACTAAGTGTATGTTTTGCAATTTAGTGATGACTCAGACTGACAAAGTTTAGTTTGATTGTAACGGTTGGGGTTTCGCAAGCCTCCAACCGTTACCGTTTTAGTAATAAACCAATGACACAAGGAGGATTTATGTCATTATTAATTGAAAGCCCAAACAAAGAAAAACAAGGAATTTCAGACTTAGAAAAATTACTTGGTTTTAATGCAATGTTCGGAGGTTACCAAGAAATTACCAAAGATAATTACCATGAGGTTTACTTGAGAAATAAAATTCTCATTGAAACTAAAATGGCATTTATGTTTTTAGGTTCAGTTGAAAAACCTGAATACCCAACTTTAGAAATGGTTAAAAGTTGTATCGGTATGAAGGTCAATGAAATACCAAAGACAAGGCGACAATTCAGGGCAGAAATAAAAAGACTGTTTATTGAAACGGCTAAGAATGAGGCAAGAAGAGTTATTCAGCAATATGATAAACAGATACAACCCTAACAATATGGGGGGCTGAAATGCCCCCCAGTAAATCGTATTAGTAAAAAATAATCATGATGAAGGAGGATTTAATCATGGAAACAGAAATCACAATCAAACCAACTCTCAACGACTTTGGAACCAGTTTCATAGGGCATGTAAATATTTCCTATGACAAACTTGTTTCAGTGTTTGGTGAAGAGCATTTGGGAGAAAGTTCAGATGCAAAAGTATTATGTATGTGGATTTTTGAATTTCCTGACAAAACAGTTGCAACAATTTACAACTATAAAAACGGAAAGAATTACGACCCAGTTGATGGTTTAGATAAAGAAGATATTGATATGTGGCATATCGGAGGCAAAGATGAAAAAGCATTTCACTACATAAGACTTTTATTGTGGGGTAAAGCTAAAGCAGGAGGTTTAGGATACCCACCACCACTTTATCTTTAGATAGTGAGAGGGGCAGGGATGCCCCTCCCAACCTCGTTTTAGTAACTCTAACTTTAATCAAGGAGGTTAAAATGATTGAAGTGTCTATTAATGATACAGGAAATATAGTTGTCAGTGATAATTCTATTTTCACAATCTTAAAAGAGCAGGGTTGATGACCCTGCCGTCTTAGTAACAGCTTAAGCAATTGCAGAATTCTTTTTGATGTTTTACATTTTGCAATTTAGAAAGTTAAACATCTCTTGAGGGGCAGAAATGCCCCTCAACCGTCTTAGTAAAAACAATTCATATAGGAGGATATTATGAATGAACAAGTTTCCACTTTTATTGACCAACTTACTAATTATGATTGGATTGACTCATATGTTGAGTTACAGCCAGATTGGGAGTTTGATTGGTCAAAAGATAAAAACACAGCACCAAAAGGATTAATGGTAACAATGCTTGTGGCATTGTGTGACTCTGGTTTAATTGACCAAGACACAATGCTTAAATTGATTGATGAAAGAGTTGAGATTGAGATAGACCCAGATTATCTCATGACAACTGATGAACTCAAACAAAAGTATGGTGCACCAGACACCCCAGACATTGACACAATCAAAGAGGTAAACAATCCAGAGCAGGGCTAAGCCCCTGCTCGGTTCCGTTTTAGTAATAAATAAATTTTCATAGGAGGTAATAATGAAAATTAACATAGAAAATAGAAAAGTTTTTGTTGATGAAAATGGCAAACAACTAAGTCATGAAACTTCTAAGCAGGTTTTACTTTTTATAAGTCACATCCAATCAGCAAATTTGCTTGGAGATAATAGTTTTATTTCTGACCAAGCATGTTTACGAA